TTATGATTTCCAAGAACCCTACAGTCGAAGGGCAAGAGGAAGAGGACAACCAACGCCACATCAATGTCGTAAAGAACAAACTATCTGGATGGCATGGCATTGTACACACTGATCTTGAGTACAAGATTGCACGTTACGTAGCTTAGTAGAAGGAGATTAATTATGTTTGATGTTGAATATAATGACGGTAGATATGAGTACACTGATAACTCAGGACAACAAAGAAAGTATCCCACATTTGAGGAGCTAGATAAATGCTGCAAGCATTGTGGAGAAAAACTAGGAGAGCATAACCTTGTGTTGGGTAATCTTAGAAAGAACATATACATATGCAGAACGTGTGATACAAATAGAAAGAAGTCACGTGAGCACAGGAAGTTAGTTAAAACAAGACAACATGTGCGTAAGTCTGAGCCTGAAATTAAAACTGGTTACGTCTATGTGTTTAGCATCCCTGCTTATGCAGACCACGTTAAGATAGGCATGAGCATTGATGTAGACAAAAGAAAAACTGGCGCAAACACGTGGACTCCTTTCCAAGATGTTATTGAACATGGTAAAATATATAGTGAGGACAAGCGTAGACTTGAAGACACTGTTCATCATACACTGAGAGAGCATGTAGCCACATCAAAGGAGTGGTTTGAGGTAACACCAGAGGTAGCTCTTAAAACTATACGAGAATGCGAAAGGAAAATAAATGATTGAGGTAGAGTATATAGATCACATGGGCGATGACCTGACAGTGGTGAATGCGGCACGTGTATCGTTTGGCAAGAAGTCTAAGTACGAATGTGTTGATTTAATCAAGGGCAGGTGGGAAGTAAAAGCTGCCGATGAAAAGCTTATCTGGTATCTCGCAGAGCATGACCACAAGTCACCATTCAACCATGCCTTTGCTACGTTCCATGTCAAGGCTCCTATCTTTGTGGCACGACAGCTACAGAAGCATGAGTACATGCCTTGGAATGAGATAAGCAGACGCTATGTAGATAGTGATCCTGAGTTATACTACCCATCAAATGATGTATGGCGTGGACGTAGTGAAGATAAGAAGCAAGGCAGTGAAGGTGAGGTTGATTTAAAATATCCTTCTAGTGATGGCTTCTTACTTGATGCATTAATAGAGGGTAATGAGTGGCAACGTAAGCTGTATAAAGATTTGATTGAAGCAGGTGTAGCACCAGAGCAAGCACGTATGGTACTACCACAGTCCACAATGACTGAGTGGTACTGGTCAGGTAGCCTGTATGCATTTGCAAAGATGTGCAGCCTACGATGTTCTTCTGACGCACAGTACGAGACTAAAAAAGTCGCAGGTAAAATTAGTGATAACATGTTGCGTTTATTTCCTGTGTCTTGGAATGCGTTGAGAACAACCATGTACAAGGGAGATGAGTAATGAGTTGGGTCATACTTGTTACCTTATATATGGGAGATCCCTTTGTCATACCATATAAGACATTCAAATATGAGAATGCCTGTGTAAAATACGTCAACAATGTTGACAATGTAAGTACACTTGCAGTAGAAGTAATTGCGATAGCAGGTTTTAATGACCCAGTTACAAACATTATTTGTGTAGCTGAGTATGAACTACAGAGAAGGAGAGAGGGATGAGACTAGCAATAGTAATTGATGTAGATGGTGACATAATGTATGTGCCAGAGAATACACATGGGTTTGTAAACTTTCCCAAGCCCAAGTTGTTTGATAACTTAAAGGATGCAGAAGAAGAGTGTGGTAAATGGAACACTGGTATAATTGTAGACTTCGACAACAACAATAAAACTGTACCCATAATAAGATCATTTGATGATGGTGAACGTAACAGAGCAAAGGAACGAGAGGAGATAAACAATGGTGAGTAAGACACTTATAGAAGAAGTAGAACTTATTGCAGCAATGCAACGTAACAAGTTAACTTTGAAAGAAGCAGTGCAAGCATTGGATGCTGAAGGTAATAGAAAAGAATTTGAGAAATCACTTGACGATTACTATTCAAATGAGTTAGTAATAGATGCAACACACGAAACAGTAACCGCAGACTATTAGGAGACACAATGAAACTGACCCTCGACACAGAACACACAACAGTAAAAAGAAACGGCAAGCTACACCTTGACCCTTTCGAACCAGAGAATACCTTAGTTATGGTGGGTATGCTAGATGATCTTGGTAACGAAGACCTTGTAACATTCGATCACGAAGAGCAACAACCTACCACAGAGGGGAGAGCCATCGTTCAATTGAAACTGGACGAGGCTTCCCTTCTCATAATGCACAATGCTGCACACGATCTAGTGTGGCTATGGGAGTCAGGCTTTACCTATGAAGGTGAAATCTTTGATACCATGTTGGGTGAGTACATATTACAGCGTGGGCAGAAACAACCTCTGTCACTTGAGGCGTGTGCAGAAAGGTATGATTTAGATACAAAGAAGCAAGACACTATGAAAGAGTGGCTCAAAGCAGGTAACACTGTACATAACATGAACCACAAAGATTTGTCTTACTATTGTTCTGCGGATATACATGCAACACAAGAATTGTACAACCACATTGATACAAAGCTACGTATGTATGAGGAACACATGCCATTGCAGGATACTGTGAAGTTGACTAATCAATTGGCAAAACATCTTGCCCACATATACCAACGTGGATTTGCAGTTGATCTTGATGCGCTTGATAGTGTGCGTCAAGAGTATGAAACAGAGCGTGATCAATTAGTAATTGAACTAGAGGAACAAGTTCATAACTTGATGGGTGATCGCCCTATCAATCTTGGTAGCACAGAGCAGTTATCATGGGTTATCTACAGCCGCAAGCCAAAGGACAAGAAGTTCTGGTCAGAGTTGTTTGAGGAACGTATGGATGATCAAGACTACAAGTATCAGGTACGTAACAGTAGTGATGTGTTATACAAACAGAAAGCAAAGAAGTGCGATGAATGCTATGGCACTGGACAGATAAGAAAGGTAAGAAAAGATGGAACACCATATGCCAGAACTAATAGATGCCCTACGTGCAACAGTTGCGGTTATACTTTTGTGGATGATAGGCAAGTAGCAGGGCTAAAGTTCTTCCCACCTACAGCTAAGTGGGTAAGCCACAGTGGTTTCTCTACAAGTAAAGACAGCCTAGTATTTCTTGAGGGCATTGCACGTAGTAAGGGTATGACAGAAGCTGAGACATTCTTACAGAGTGTACGTAGACTGAGTGCCGTAGAGACTTACCTGAGTAGCTTCATTGATGGCATAGCCACACACACCAAACAAGATGGTAAGCTACATGTACGATTACTACAGCACCGTACAGGAACAGGTAGACTGTCAGGTGTAGATCCTAACATGCAGAACATGCCACGTGGTGGTACGTTTCCAGTGAAGCGTGTGTTCAAGTCACGATGGAAGGGTGGGCAGATTATGGAAGCTGACTTTGCACAGCTTGAGTTTAGAGTTGCTGCGTTTCTATCACAAGACCAGACTGCACTCAATGAAGTGTCTACAGGTTTTGATGTACATAGTTATACAGCTAAAGTTATCTCTGATGCAGGTCAACCTATCTCACGTCAGGATGCTAAAGAACATACCTTTGCACCTTTGTATGGTGCTAGTGGGTTTGGACGTACCCAAGCAGAGGCCGCATACTACAAGCAGTTCACTAAGAAGTATAGTGGTATAGGTAAGTGGCATGAGGCTCTCGCCAAGGAAGCATTGAACACTGGTAAGATATGCACACCATCTGGTCGTGAGTTTGCATTCCCTGATGTACAACGTAGACGCTTTGGTGGTGTGACATATTTCACACAGATTAAAAATTATCCTGTTCAATCGTTTGCCACTGCTGACATTGTACCTATATCTCTGATATACATAGATAAGCTAATGGGTGTAAATCAGATGGAGTCATGCATCGTTAACACAGTGCATGATAGTATTGTGATAGATGTACATCCTAACGAAACAGAAAAGGTACTCAAGGTAATAAACAGAACTAATGAAATGCTAACATCGTTGGTTAATAAGAAGTGGAACATAGATTTTAATGTACCATTATTATTAGAAGCTAAAATAGGTAATAATTGGCTTGACACAAAAGACGTTGCATGATAAAACTATAAATTCGTAAAGTAGAAAAGGAGACTATATATGAATCAAGTCGCAATAAATACAAACTTCTCAGACATGGCAAAGCTCATGGGTATGTCGGTAGACAATCAGCAATCAGAGAAAGCATCTACGCTTGCTCGACTGCGTATATCACACTCACCTATCATGGGTGAGGCAGATGTAAACGGTAAGACCAAGAAGGTTGAAGTCGTTGAGGGTGGTACGTACAGGTTGGAGATACCTGATGGCCCAACTTACTATGCATCTAAGGCAATCATTCGCCCATTCGTACAAAGGTTTATGTACAAGCGTTTTGTAAAAGGCAATGACAATACACCTAACCGATACATCAAGACTGTCATGGCTGACAACTTGAACATTGACCTCAAGGACAATGACGGTGGGTTCAACTGTGGTAAACCTGCAGGATACATACAGGACTTCAAGGCACTGCCTGAGTCCATGCAAGAGCTTATTAAACAGATCAAGCGTGTACGTGTTGTGTTCGGTACAGTTGAGTTGGTTGATCCAGTAGATGCAGCAGGTAAATCTGTTGATCTATCCTCTACACCATTTATATGGGAAGTAGAGAACCGTGACGCATTCAAATCTATTGGTACAATATTTACCAAGTTAGGCAAGATGCGTAGGCTACCACCACAGCATACGTTTACTGCTACTACAGCAGAGCAGTCGTTACCAAATGGTAATTGCTTCTATCTACCAGAGACTGCACTTGACTTGCAGACTACACTGGAGTTGGATGATGCTACTCAGGAAACACTAGGTAACTTCCTAGCATGGGTCACAAACTACAATCAGTATATATCAAATGCTTGGGATGAGAATGCCCATAAGCATGACGATGTAGACAAGGAAGGTGTTGAAGAGTTCATCGACATTAATGAAGAGGACTTTGCATAATGCACCATCCTGCTGAACTGAAGCTGCACCAGTTTATGTCTGATGCTGTAGAGGGAAAGACTACTTTCTCTGAAGAAACAGCTAAGAGAATTGGTGCAGAGGTGGCTGATGCAGTCATACGCCAGTTTGGTAGTGGTAAATCACGTGGTGATTTCAGGTTACGGATGTCCAACATTGGACGTCCTACCTGTCAACTCTGGTTTGATAAGAATAAACCTGAGACTGCACTGCCAAAACCAACTACCTTTGTTATGAACATGATGTTAGGAGATATAGTTGAAGCTGTTTTTAAAGGTGTGCTTACGGAGTCTGGTGTGGACTATGAAGACACTGATACGGTTAGCCTTACAGTGGGAGATAGTAATGATACTACTGTTTCTGGCAGTTATGATCTTATCGTAGATGGTGCAGTGGATGATATTAAGTCAGCTTCCGATTGGTCTTACCGTAATAAGTTTGATTCCTACGATACCTTATATAAAGGAGATTCATTTGGGTATGTAGGTCAGCTTGCAGGTTATGCCAAAGCATCTGGCAAACGTGCAGGTGGATGGTGGGTAGTGAACAAAGCAAATGGTGGCTTTAAGTATGTACCTGCTGACATTGACATGAAGGTAGAGCTTGGCAAAATAAAAGATACAGTAGAAAAAGTTAACGACAATGTATTTGAGCGTTGCTTTGAAGCTGTGCCTGAGACTTACAGAGGTAAGCCTAGTGGTAACATGGTACTGAATGATAGCTGCAAGTTCTGTGACTATCGCTTTGAGTGTTGGCCTGATATGCAAGAGCTACCGTCCAAGGTATCACAAGCACGTGAGCCTAAGACTGTAGCATACATTAAATTACAGGAGTAACAAGTGTACGGTAAGCAGTTTCAGGCAGCATTAAAGTATGGCTACAGGAGTGGACTAGAGATAAAGGTAAAAGATTATCTTGTAGAACACAATGTGCCTATCAAGTACGAAGCACTCAAGATAGAGTGGGAAGACTTGATGTATCGTACATACACACCAGACTTTGTGCTGCCTAACGGCATCATAATAGAAACTAAAGGACGGTTCACATCAGATGATCGTAGGAAACATAAGCTCATTAAGAAGCAACACCCCAAGTTAGACATACGTTTTGTGTTTGAGAGTTCCAGACGTAAGCTAAGTAAAGGGGCAAAGACAACCTACAGTCTCTGGTGTGATCGTAATAAGTTTATGTATGCAGACAGAGTTGTACCGCTAGAGTGGTTAAAAGAAAAAGGAAAAGATAATCATCCAGACCTGATTATTTTCCCACTAAAGAAGATAGAAAGGAAGTAACATGAAAGGTGAAGAAAGAATATTTGTAGACTTCGAACCAAACGATTTCGTTGTACGAATAACACCAGTACTAGATACAGATGATACATGGTCAGGAGATTTAAAGGTTGGTTATATGACGCTTGATGAGAACTACCTTAATGATAGTGACTATCAACACATAGATTTACTAACCAATCTTATGTTAGCTTCCGTACCCCTTATGGAAGAGGATAATAAATTTAGAGATACCCTTTACAAGTACCATGAAGATATGGTAAAAAGTACAGGCAAGCCTATAGTAACACACAGTGAAGACAACGTAGTACATTTAGATTTTGGAAATGAGCAATAGGAGAGAGTATGGCAGACAATGTAAACAAACCACCACACTATAATCATGCAGGTATAGAATGCATAGAAGCCATTCATGCTGCATTAACACCTGAAGAATTTAGAGGATACATTAAGGGTAACAATATGAAGTACACTTGGCGTGAGAACTACAAGAACAAAGATGAGGACTTGTTGAAAGCACGTTGGTACTTGAACTATTACTTGGAGAAACTAGATGCAAATCAAAGTGTTCTTGACCTTAAACATAGATGAAGACGATTACCCAGTGCCTGTAGATGGTATGATAAAAGAAGAGTTAAATGAAACTCTACAACAATTTATCTACGATATAGATGGGATGACAATTAAAAAAATTAATATACTAACAGGAGAGTAGAGCATGACTCCAAGAGAATCAGCAGAGCTAGAAGCAAATAAAACATTTGAAGAGTTTATACTTTGGACTAAAAGAGTACTACTTGTTTCATTTATATTTCTCATGGTTGTTGTCGTAGGATGTAACAACGGTGTAGAGAGTGGTAAAAATGCTACTGGTTCTAAATATAATGGTGGGCAATACAATCCAAGCAATATAAATGTAAAGGATAAGTAAATGTATAAGGTAACAGCATACTTTAAAGACCATAAGGTTGTTAAAAAATTTCATAACTTATATGATGCAATAGATTTTCGTGATATTGTAGATGCTAATTATCCTATTAAAGTAAAATTCGAAAAGGTAAAAAGTATGAGTAAGAACATAACACCCATAGGATGGGCAAAAACTATCCTAAATATAAAAGATGCGTGGAAAAGTGTAATGACTATAAAAAACTCTCCACTACGTAACCTACCACCTCAGTTAGGTCTGATGGTGTTTTCAATTCTATCTGTGATGTGGAGTGGTATCTTCGCAGCAATAATAAATAACCCATATGCATTTGGTGTATCTGCAGGTGGGCATCTATTAGTAGTCTTTGGTATTTTTATTACAGCCATAGTCTATGATAGTGCAGAAAAATATACTACGCCACAGAATTATAACTCACGAGGAATAGGGGGAGAACACGAATGAAGTTTTTAAGAAAGATGGCAGACGCAGGGTTTAGTCATTGGCTAATTAGAATACCTTTAATGGTTGTATTTTTTCAACAGGGTATGGATAAATTTCCTGTCACTTTAGATGGTGCAGAGTCTTGGGGATTACCTTATCTGACATGGTGGATAGTAGCCTATGGTGAAGTAGGTGCTGCATTAGGAATACTAGTTGGTGGTATTTTAAACATAGAGATTATGAAATCTTGGATGAAAATTTTAGGAGATATTTTGACCAGATTTAGTGGCATAACTATTTGCTGCATTATGACTGGTGTTATTTGGATAGGTCAACCAGAAAGCGTTTGGGATGTTATACTGTATGACAACCTTCACGTAATGTTATATTTTGGTGGATTATTTTTTGCGTTGAGAGGAAACAGAACATGAGTAACTATTTGCCGACTGACTATCAGTCATTTATACATAAGTCTCGTTACGCAAAATACTTTGATGGCAAAGGCCGTGAGAGTTGGGGAGAGACAGTAGAACGATACATGGATAATGTAGTTCGTAAGGTTGCAGGTGATGATACGTACATCAATCAGATACGTGACGCAATTATAGGCTTGGAGATTATGCCTAGCATGAGAGCCATGATGACAAGTGGACCTGCGTTGGACAGAGATAACACGGCAGGGTACAACTGTAGCTACCTACCAGTGGATGACCCTAAGTCATTCGATGAGGCTATGTTTATTCTGTTGTGTGGTACTGGTGTAGGCTTTAGTGTGGAACGACAGTTCGTACAGAAGCTGCCAGAGATACCTGAGTTGTACGAAAGCGACACAATGATAGTTGTAAAAGACAGCAAAGAGGGATGGGCCAAAGGATTCAGACAACTACTAGCATTACTATGGGCAGGTGAGATACCCAAGTGGGATGTATCAGAGATACGTCCTGCAGGTGCTAGGCTACGAACATTTGGCGGTAGAGCCAGTGGTCCTGCCCCATTGGTAGAGTTGTTTAATTTTAGTGTACAGACATTTAAGAATGCACAAGGACGTAGGTTAACATCTATGGAGTGCCATGACCTGATGTGCTTCATTGGTCAGATAGTTGTAGTGGGTGGTGTACGTAGGTCAGCAATGATTTCTTTGTCCAACCTGAGTGATGATCGTATGCGTCATGCTAAGTCAGGACAGTGGTGGGAGACAGCAGCACACAGAGCATTGGCTAACAACTCAGTATCTTACACAGAGAAGCCAGATATTG